CCAGATCAGTGACGGGTTGACGCCATAGGCCGCCGCGCAGGCCTCTCTCGATAGCTTTACCGACTCCATCCACTGCGACTCCTTAAAGCTCGTAGAGAATGGCTTGATCTCCATGCCATCCTCGAGAAGCGGGATGCTTCCTGCCTTGGACCCACCGGCGCCCCACGACTCCCGAAAGGCCTCGACGAATCGTTTACGCTGTTCATCATCCCACGGCTGGACATTAGCCGGCCGGAGGATTTGCGCGTTCAGCCTTCCAGAGGAGCTCCACAGCTGGCGCCTGAATTTGCCCGCCTGTATCTGTTCCTCGAGAGTCTGTCTCAAGGCGCTGATCGGCGAAACATAGCCGCCGGGATTACCTGGGCTGTAGGTCTTGAACTGCACGAAGTCGGTCGCGGGGATCTTTACAGGCTGCCCGCTGTTCTTAGCCACAACCGTGATCGACTCAGCCGTGTAGGCGTTCCTGCTTTCGGTCTCAATCACCCATTCGCTGGGAACCGGCCACATCTGCCATCCGCTGCGGCTGTCCGCGTCCGGGAGCACCAGCACATAGACCGTGCCAAAAACGAAGTACTCCGTCATGATCGCCCGGATGAATTCGAATTCCGTCATGGAGCTGTTGGGACGCCACAGCAGCCGTGCGGCAGGGCTCGTTCTGTCTCGCTCCCTGTCCGTCTCACCGTTCCGCGTGTACACGTTGAGCGGGAGCTGTGCGATGCTCGCGGCCAGGAAATCGACTACGGCCTTCAGGTTGTCCTGGGACTGGTAGAGCTTGGACGCTGTATAGTTGAGCACATGCGTCGGAGCATCAGACCCCAGTCCGTAGATATAAACTTGCGGGCGGAATGCTGCCCGCCATCTTGCTAATAGATTCGGCATTTCCGCCTCCTATCAAACAAAACAGACCTGCGCCCCCTGTGCGTATGCTGAGGCGTAGATCTTTTTCTCTTCTTTCTGTATTTTGGTTGCTGCCGCGAAAGCGCAGAAACACGCGAACAGCGGCGCGATGTCGTCCGGGCTTTTTCCGCGGTCCGGGAGCTCTATCCCGCCGCCGATGTTCCGCAGCTGCATCGTCCTCGCCGGAAGATCAAGGACAGGCTGCTGCAGATGGTAGATCCTGACGCCGCCGCGGCTCTCGTCTCCGTTCGCGATGATCGCATCATAAAAGCGACCCCACCCTGCAGTGAGCTCGCTTCCTTCTATCGCTATTCGGTTTATACCCTTGATCGTGCAGATCTGTTCTGCAAGTCCTGAGACCGGAGCGCCGCGGGACTGGAACGCCAGGTTCATCTCGTGCTTATAGGCGCGGGCCCTGAACCAATCCTCAACCCACTGCGTGCCGACTCTTCGGGCGATGACCTCGATATGATAGTTGCCATCGGCACGCATCCCGCAGACGGCCACGCTTGCCATACGTCGGTCCGCTGACAGGTCGATACCGTAAAAAAGTTCTGACTCCGGAGCGATACTCGACCGCATGTCCAGTCCAGCGTCCCATGCCCCGTCCGGGAACGGCTGAGGGAGTAAGTGTTCTACCCACTGGCAAAGGCACTCTGTCCGAAAGATACTCTCAGGGTCCGTACTCATCGCAGACTGCAATGCCCTCTCCGTTAAAAAACCATAACCTAATGACGGATTAGCCTGTGCCCATGCCTCTCTGTCATTTATGGTGCATCCCGGAGCCGCAGACCACTCAAACAGGCCGAGCGAAGCGTCAATAGCTTCTCCGCCCAAAGCATCCGAAACCGAAACAATACCGTCGGGGTCGCCCACAATAGCATGCGCTTGAGCTCGGAGATGCCTGAGCACAACGCTCGTTACGTCTCCTGCATTACTCAAACCGAAAAGGATCGCCGTGGGTCGCGCCATCATAGTTTTACTAATGGCGCCCCACGCCTCCCATGTTGTCTGTTCGCGCAACTCGTCCATCATGATCAAGTCACTCGACAAACCTCTGGCTTTTCTCGTTGCGGCTATGACCTTGTAGCGGTCGCCAGAATCAAGGAGCATTTCGCGCTTTCCTGTTCCCCTGTTGACCTTTCGCAAAAGATCCTTCAAATCCGGGGTGCTCTCAACCTGCGCCACAGTATCCTCAAACGTTTCTACGGCGGTGTCTAGGTTTTGCGCTGTCCCAAGGACAAGATGGGACTTTAGCCCAAACAAAAAGAAGATGTTTAAAAGCACCTCGAAAAAGGTTTTTCCGTTCTGTCTGCTAATAAGCACCAAAACATACCTATATCGAAATCGCCATTTATCTCCTTCATGGATTATTTCCAGCGCATGGATAGCAAGCCATTTCTGCCACGGGAGAAGCTCGACTTTTATTACGGATTCGCAAAAATCGCAAAACATATACCCGAGCGTCGTTTCCCGGGTTAACTCTTGGAGCGGGGGAGTCCATATTCTAGGCTCTGTTTTCCCCTTAATCATCCGGCCTTCTTTCCGGCGATTAATGACAACTCATTTAGAATCCCGGATGCTTTGCGTGTTGGTGACCCTTTTTCAATGATCTCCGTAAGCTGTCGCAGCGCCTTATTGTAAGAGGTCAACAAATGCTCGTAAGCTGTATAATGCGGATTTTCTCTTATACCGGTCTGCCCCCCGCCGTTGTCATACTCAATCACGAGAGGCTCATTTTTTAAAAGCTTTCGTGATTCCGCAAGCTTACTCGCCATAAATAAAACCGACTCGGCAAGCTCCAATGCTTCATCGTGGAGCGTGTGAACGCCCGCACATAACTCTTTTGCTTTTTTGGACATATTCACACCACCTTGCCAATTTTGTCACCCTTCTCAGAATTACAAATGATGTGCGCAACCTGCACATTGCCCCACACGTGCCCGCCACCTTTTGACATTGGGACGATGTGGTCGATGCTGGGATACATTGGCCCGCTGTAGCCCCACGTGTGATCATTCGGATCGCACATCTCGCCGCAGATTGCACAGCGTAAACCCTTGCGCTTTATCAACTTCGGAAGGGTTACTGATGCATCATAAGCACATCCGTTAGCCCTTGCACGCTGTCTATGATTTTCCGGTACGTGGCGCCGTTTCCGGGATCGGCGCACGCTCCTTCTAAAAGCCTCATGTCTGCATTCAGCAGAACAATATCCAGAATCGCGGTAATATTTTGAGCCCGTGCTCTGCATATATTCTCTGAGCGTATACTCTTTGCCGCACACCTTACACACATGAACGTCATCGAGTAATGCCATGCGGCTCAACTGATAAGCAGAAGGCTCAAGACTTTTTGCAAGACGCTCCGCTTCACGTTCTGCCTCACGTCTGGCTTGTTTCTTAACAGATTCTTGTCGTTGAGCTTCTCGACGTTCTGCTTGTCGGATCAGTGCCTTCTCATGTTCGCATTTCTTACAGATCAAATTGCCACGTTTTACAAAGTCGACTGTCCTCTCAAATACATCACCGCATACACGACACTTTAGCGTGACTTTTCCGGTCTTATTCGTATACCCGCCGAGATAATCAAAGCCGAGCGCGTCAAGTCGTTCTATGAGTCTCTGCTCCGCTTCTTTACGGAGACGTTCTCTGGATTCGCCACTGGTTTCTCGCCAGTCCCTTCCATTTGTGAGACGTCTCACTTTTACCGCATTATTAATCTGGCATTTTGAAACACCAAACTTTACAGCAGTTTCTGTTACGGTGTGGCCCTGTACATAATACGCCATCGCCTCGTCGCACTGAGGCGAACGCGTCCAGGCATCAGCCCCGTCAGAGGCCGCGCCACATTCTGAGCAAATCAGATGCGACGCCCGGCCCTTCTTTATCTCATTGAACGCCCACGTCTTGAAATCGGCACCGCACGATCTACATCTCACAATAACCTTGCGCCCCTTGTAAGAGGAGTAATCTCGACCGATAAACTCGAACCGTTCCGACAGCCCGAGCGCGTCAAACTTTTCCCTGTAATACTTGTCACCCATATTGCACCTTGCCTTTGATACTGCCTAAAGTTAATGGCCCAGAAGCGGTTAGGCATTACCGTTTTCGACCCGTCGGTCTATCTGAGCCATGTTCGCCAAATAAAAAAGGGCGGTTTGATACCACCCTCTAAATTTTCAGTTTTTTATTTAATCAC